CATATCAATATTCTGTCCAAGTTTCATTAAATCCGAAGTTGTCATCTTCCTCCACAAAGTTATCATCCAAAGAATTAATCACTGAGAACTTGTGAGAACCACCAGTACCAGGAGAAATGATATCTAAAGAGTAACCCCTTGTAGAATTATACTTAGTTGTAGCAAGTCTGAAGTTATCATTATCAATCTTAATGATATAATACTCTTGAAGATCCGTTAATCCTCCGATTGGTGTACCATTAGCATCTGATCTATAAGTAACAAAATCATTAGTTACAAATCCATGATTTGCTAATGTGATAGTATTACTATTTACATTAATAGCTGTACCAGAAATCAGTTCTCCGTCATTGTTATAATCTTGTAACGCCTTAGGAGTTGCACTGTACCTTACATATCTAGCTCCAGTTTCAATAGCAGCACCAATATCAACGTTAACAGTTTTGATAACGTCTTGAGTTGTAACAGGACCGTATAGATATGTCTTTGCAGTGAATGTTAGTGTATGGATTAACGCCCTTCTAGTTCTAAAATCTCCTTCATAATCATCTTGAATTCCTACACTGTTTAATACAATAGGAATATCTTTTTTCTCACTAGTCTGACTTATTAAATTTATTGTGATACTAAACGATGGTTGAAAGTATGGAAGAATCTGTTCTAGAATTTGAACAGAATCATCGTTGTTTTTACTAATAATACTTAATTCAAACTCCAAATTATATGGAACTGGACTATATTGAGTATAAACTTTTTTAGTATCATCACCAACAGGAGTCTTGCATATATTAACAGGACTCATTTTTCTGCTAGGGTCATATGTAATGCCCTTTACCTCAAAAGACATTCTTGGTAGTTGAATCTGAACCTCAGATCTACCATCTAGAGATGGTTCAGCTTCAATTCTAGTTAAGAACTTTTCTCTTGGTCCATACGACAATGGAACTTTTTGTGTATTTACAATATTACCATCCCTGTCGGATCTCCTTAATTCAACATTGTTGAATAGAGTACCAAAACCAACGATAGTCTTTCTTATAATTTCGTGATAAAAATGTGTTCCTAGCATTAGAATACTCCCATGTCTCCATATTCACCGAAGGGATTAGTTTCAGTCCAATCAATGATTGAATCTGCTTCTGTTTCAATATCTAGGCTATCAGAAAGTGGATCATTTTGTTGCTGAATTGTACTAAATTCATTGACTACCCACTCTGCACCACTAGACAATCCTCTCAGGGTTTCATTATCAGTAAATGTTCCGTTGATATTTATCAATTCAATTTGTCTATTTGAATAGTCAAATCTTATGACTTTACCCTGTGGTTCTGCGGGGGATGGTGATATCAATATTTCTGGAGCAGAAGTGTAACCACTACCAGCATCTGTTATAGTTACTCCAGACACTACACCATTTGTTAACGTAGCAGCTGCTGTTGCTTGTGTCCCACCAGAAGGTGGTGCAGAAATAGTAACTGTTGGGGTTGTAGTGTAACCACTACCTGATTTGTATATATTAGTATTTGATAATTCGCCATTATTCAAAATACCAATAACTTTAGCAGTTTTAGATGTACCAGAAACAGTCTCCTGAACTTCAAAGTTTTTATTGTTTGCCAATACTATAGTAGCTGTAGCACCATTTCCAGTACCAGATATGAAAACATTGGAAGTAGTTTCAAAACCAATACCAGGTTCTATAACTGTAATATCTGAGATAACACCAGCAGTTGTAACTGCTGGTTTAATAACTGAACCAGAACCAGGAGTACTTACAGTTGTTGTTGTTGTTGCACCATATCCAGTACCTCCATTAGTTACAACCACATCCGATAAACCACCCCTTTGTAAGTCGAAAGTGAGCGAATATCCAACTTCAGCAGGTATGAGATCAATTTCATCAATTTTAGTTTCAAGTCTTTCGTCACTAAATTCCATGAGTTCACATACCATCTGATAAGTTGGTAAATCACCCAACTGTCTCAGTGGTATTTCATTCTCTACAAACTTTATCTGAAATAACTGTTTAGTTAAGGGGAAGTAAATTGCATCTCCTTCATTTGGTCTTTCATCGCTAACTAAGTTAGAGGAAGAAGAAACCAAGTCATCCCATCTCCTTCTAGAGACTACAAAAGTTGCTTCTTCTGCAATTCTAATTCCAAACTTAGTTAGTAATGTGCCATCACCTTCAAAACCTTCATAGTTTAACAAATAAACTTCAATTAAATAATTTTCATCAAATACAGAAACTGTATCTTCATTGAAAATTTGATCTCTATTTACAATTTCTCTAGGTAGATAATAGACATCATGTCCATAAATTTTTATAGACTCAATGATTAAATCTTCTACAAGTCTCTGTTCGGAGAATGTTCCGTGTGTAAAATAAACGTTTTTAGCCATGTCATCCTACAAAATCAAGAGGTGGAAGTTCGTATGTACTCAGCATTTTACCTTCGAGTTTTTCCAACTCAGCAGCTGCATCATCATAAAGTTGTCGTCCATTAAATTCAACTCCCCCCGGCATTTTAATGCCAGAAAATTTAATTAAATTTTGACCCCATTGTTTTTTAATTAATGATGTTAGATATTCTTTTACAAATCTTTCATTATAGAGTTTAGTAAAAGTTACTGGATCTAATGCTCTATAACAATCAATTACAATATATTCATTTACATAAATTCTACTCCAGTCAATATCCAAATATAATCTATTTTGTACTTTATTATACCTAATAGGTTTTTGACCTTCAAGCAAAAACTCCAATGTCTGGATATGCTGCATAGTCATCTCTAAAGTTAAGATGTCATATGAGTTAAAATTATAAAAATCATTTAAAAAGAATTGATATCTAAATCCAAACATGTTTCCAACATATGTGTTGGAAATTGGTAGAACACCTTGGACACCAATAATATGATCTGGTACGGTCAAATACCCTCTACCCTCATCAAAATCTAAAGTTCTAGAAGCAGGAGTGTCACCAGCATTAGTGTCGGTTTTTTGAGTAGTTACATTTCTACCCCTACCAGTATCAATATCATCTTGAGTAATTTTATACTTTAAGTATACACGCTCAACTCCATCATAAACCCTTTCATTAAAAAGTTGAATAGTATCGTCGATAAGATCTTCTATTTGATCATCATCGACGTTAACTTCGACAACTGGTTTACCAAGTTTACGTAAACAATATTCTTTAAGTTGAGACCTGCTGCTTGGTTTTGCCATTATTTCGTCTTAAGGGTTTAGTTTCTTCATCACCAAAAGTCCCACCATCATTTTTTTCACCAGCTTCCTGAATTTGTGCCAAAACAGAATTAAGGTATGTTACCTTAGATTCCAGCATTATATTTTGTTGAGTCAGCTGATTAATCTTATTACTCATGGTTTGCATTAATATATTCGCTTCATCAGGATTCATAATTACCTCATTGTTTTAATTATTTATCAGTAAGAACCACCATCGATTGTTGTTGACCAAACAGGAACTCCATTTGAGTCAACAGTCAGGATTTGATTTGATGTTGTAACATCAGAAGTACCAGCAGCAACTGTTGTAGTTAATCTTTGATATGCATCAAAGTATGGTACACCATTTTCAATACCAATTTCTAGTTTAGTAGTATTGAAGTATGCACTACCAACAGTTCCAGAGAACACATTACCAGTAGTAGTTGCATCTGGAATATATGTAAAGTAGTAAGTTGTGTCAACTCCTTCTGAAACTGCAGTTTGATCGTAACCAAAGAAACCAGTTTTAGCACTACCATTGTAGTAACCAAACTGAACACCACGATCCATGCTGTCATCAGCACCTCTTACAATAGAAAGTTCTACTTCAGCAGGAACAATACCATTTAGAGGTTGGTTGATTGTAATCTCTTTTGATGCAGTATCAATAGCACTAATTGTACTATTAGCTTGAATATTGGCGTGACCAGTTACATCATCTCCAACATATAGACCATCAACACTATCAACAGTTAACACACCATTTGATGAACTGGTAGTAATACCGTTTACATCAACAGTAATGTCTGTTGCGCCACCAAAGTTAGTGCTTGCAGAGAGAGTTAAAGTTTCATCATTTAAGTAGTTAGCACCACCATCATCCAGTACAATCGTTGCATCACCATTTTCATCTACAGTAACAGTAAACGTAGCACCAGTACCAGAACCACCAGTTGCAACGATTTGATATGAACCATCCGTTCTGTCATTTGGAGATGGCGCTGTAGTACCAGTTGCATTATCAAATCCTAAGACCTGACCAGCTGGAGGTGATGCAACAGTTGTAGTTGCAGTAGAGGAAGCATCACCAACAGCAATAACTGGATCATTGATTGTCATTACTGTAGAATC